CTACACGGGGCCCGGAAGCGCAGGCACCGGCACCGGAGAACGCCACCTCGTGAGCGTCGGCAAGGGACAGTACCACGTCGTCGAGGGGAACCTCGTGACAACCGAGCCGGTCTCCCGCGCAGAAGCACAAGCCATCGCGTCAGGCAACGCCGCCGCTGCGACGAAGGTCGAAGACGAGGACGAGCTCTAAGGAGCGAGGCATGACCTGGACGTACGACCCGACAGCGCTGGCGAGCAGCCCGCTTTACCAGCTCCGCCGGATCATCGGCGACACGGTCGAAGCGTCTCCGCAGTTCCAGGATGAGGAACTGACGTTCATGCTCGGCACCGTCACGCCAGTCCCGCCGGAGGCTATCGACGGGGCGGCCGTGGCGGCGCTGCGCTACCTCGCCAACCAGTATTCGCGCAGCGCCGATCGGGCGGCCGGCGCCACGAAGATCAACTACAGTCAGATCGCCAAAGCCTACACGACCCAGGCCAACGCGCTTGAGCGCAACAGCCGCGCACCGTTCCAAGGCGCGCCCTATGCCGGCGGCATCAGCCGCACCGACAAGGCGACCGAGCGGTGCAACCCGGACCGCGTCAAGCCGCAGTTCGCGCTCGACATGGACGACAACTACCTGCCGCTGCCGCAAGGCAACCAGAGCGAGGACCGGAGATGACGCTCCTGCCTTGGGAGGCGGACGCCGCGCTGCCCGGGCTGGACGACGGCGCGTTCGAATATCCGCGCACGGTCACCTTCCTGCGCCCGTGCAAAAACACGACGCCCGGCGCGCAGCCGGAGCGGGAGTACAACGACACCGGCTCTTCGATCGTCGGAATGCCGCTGGTGCCCTGCTCGATCCAGTTCGACCGAGACGGTGGGTCGCCGCTGATCGCCACGCCCGGAAGCGCGCGAGCCCGCGGCGCTTACCGGATTTTCATCAGCGCAACGAACGCGACGGCATTCGGCATCGGCACGCCAGAAGCCGTCACGGTCGGCGACACCGCGGTCGACGACCAGGCGATCCGGTATCAGGTCACGCACCCGTGGTGGGATTCCATGGGGTGGCAGGTCAAGGCCGAGCGCCTCAAGTAAGGAGACGCCCGCATGGCGATCGTCGACGATGTCAACCAGGCGATCGTCAACCTCATCACGTCGACGGTCTACCCGAACGGCGCGACGAACCCTTCAGCGCTGGCTGCACTGGGATTCCTCGGTAATGTGTACATCTTCCCGGGCTGGCCCGACACGCAGGACGTGAACGACCCGGACCTGCGTCCGTACTCCGAAGGCGGCGACCGCGTGGCCGATATCTCGGTTGCCGATTTCGGGACGGCGCGCAGCACGACCCGTTTCGCACCGAAGACCGTGGTCACGGGGATACCGCCCGCAACGCTGGCTTGGGAACTGGACGGCGACACGGCAATGCTATCCGGAACTCCGAGCGTCCCTCAGAACCTCAGCGTCACCGCCGGGAATAAGCAGTACGCGACGGCCGTTGCGGCGAATGACACGCTCTCCGCGATCGTCGGCCGGCTGGCGGAACAGATTCCGGGAGCGACGACGAACGGCGCTGCGCTGACCGCTCCGGCGCTTTTCGCGGCCAGGGTCGGCGTCGTCGCCACTACGGCGACGGAGGTAGGGCGCCAGGTGTCGAACATCCGCATCGGCATCTACGCCGGCGAGAAGGCGGTGTCGATGGCGCTTGTGCGCCTGATCAAGCCGGTCCTGGACCAGCAGTCGCGCCTCGCGCTGCCCGATACCTCGGTCATGCACATCCTCCAAGGCGAGGAGGTCGCGGTCTGGCCGTCCGTCAAGACGGGCGTCAGGACGCGGGTTCTGATCTACCCAGTTGAGTTTCCATCCCTCGTCTTCGGAACCGCCGCGCAAGCCGTGACGGAGAACTTGGTTCTCACGACAAAAAGCGCGGTCGCTGCCGCGCAAGGCTGAACGAAACCCCAACCTAGGATTCAAAATGGCCCAGTACTATCTGGCGGTGGTCGGGGACTTCGGCCCCTATCATCGTGGCGACATCATCACCGACCCCAAGGCCATCGAGAAGATTCTCTCGACATCCAAGTGCCAGCACGTCCGCAAGGTGGCCGCACCCGCGGCGACGGCCGGCTAAGGAGACCCGCACATGAGCACCATTGTCCAGGCCGGTTCCGTCAACGTGACGGCGCAGGTCGTTCCGGATCTGACGGTCATCATCGTCCCGCCGACCGTCGCGCTTCTGAACGGCGTCCCGACGAACGTCATCGGCGTTGTCGGCTCGGCGTCCTGGGGCCCGGTCGATCAGGTTGTTCCCGCCGGCAACTACAACGAATATGCTTCGCTGTTCGGCCCGCTGGTTAACCGGACTTTCGACATGGGAACGCATGTCGCGATCGCGACGCAGCAGGGTGCGACATCGTTCCTCTGCGTCCGCGTGACGGACGGCACGGATGTCGCCGCGACCGCGACCGGCCCGGCTGGGTGCCTCACCCTGACCTCGATCTGCACCGGCAGCCTCGGCAACAGCACGCAGTTCTCGATCGTCAAAGGGTCGAAGTCCGGCACATGGGCCGTAGTCATTTCGCTGCCCGGCATCGGCAACGAGAAGTTCGACAACATCACGGGCAGCGGCAACGCGTTCTGGGTAGCGGCAGCCGCAGCCATCAACACCGGCACGGGGTCGCGCACCGGCGCGTCCAAGCTGGTGGTCGCAACGGCGGGCTCGGGGACGACGGCGCCGTCTGCGCTGGGCCCCTACACGCTGACAGGCGGCACCGACGGCGCGTCAGGCATCACCTCGGGAGCGCTCATCGGCAGCAGCGCCTCGCCAATCACGGGCATGTACTCGCTTCAGAACCAGCAGGCGTCGATCCTCGACCTGTGCGACCTGACAGACACCACGCAATGGTCGACCGCGGACGCCTTCGCGCAGACCTGGGGCATGTACAACATTGTCGTCGGTGAGTCCGGCGACACGTTGACCGATGCCGTTTCGAACAAGAACACGGCCGGCATCGACAGCTACAGCACGAAGGTCATGTTCGGCGACTGGATCTGGTGGTACGACCCGGCCAACGCCATCTATCGCCTCGTCTCGCCCCAGGCTTTCGCGGCCGGGCGCCTTGCGAATTTGTCGCCTGAGCAGTCCTCGCTCAACAAGTCGATGGCCTCCGTGGTCGGGTCTCAGAAAGTCGGGCTGCCGGGATCGACAACGATCAACCAGTACAGCACGGCCGATCTGACGACCATTTTCACCGACGGCATCGATGTCATCACCAACCCAGGAGCCGGCAATCTGCCGATCTGGACTTGCCGCCTCGGGCACAACTCGTCCTCCAACGCGACGATCAACGGCGATAACTACACGCGGATGACGAACTACATCGCCTCCACGCTGAAGGCTGGCATGGGCCAGTACATCGGCCAAGTGATCAACCTGGAATACCTCTCGAACGTCCGGGCGACATTGCTGGCGTTCCTCCGCGCGATGCTCGACGCGGGAATGCTGGCACCGAACCTATCCGACGGGTCGCTGCCCTACACGGTCGTCTGCGATCAGACCAACAACACCCAGAACCAAGTCGCGCTCGGCTACGTCACAGCGAACGTGATGGTCACGTACCAGGGCATTGCCGAGAAGTTCAACGTCTACCTCGAAGGCGGGACGAGCGTCGTCACGTCTCTCGCGAGCGCAGGGAGCTAACCCATGGCCATTGCAGTCGGAACTGGCGGCTTCAATACCGGCCGCGACGCATCCATTACGTTGATCGGTCCGTACGGGCGCGTCGATCTGGAAAACATTACTTCGTTCCAGAGCGCCCAGAAGACCGCGATGGTGAACATCGACACGATCGAAGGCGAGCAGATGAATGCGGAACTCCCGAAAGGGTGGACGGGCTCCCTATCGCTGGAGCGCGGCTCGCCCGCTCTGGACGCGCTCATCAGCCAAGTTGAACAAGATTGGCTTGTCAATGGAAACTACCTAACCGGAACGTTGTATCTGTACGTCACTGAGTTGCCCGGCACGGCGCAATCGACGTTCGAGTACACCGGACTCACGATGAAGCTGTCGAACGCCGGCACCTACAAGAGTGATTCGACCGTGCCGATGACCCTGGATTTCACGGCAACGACTCGAAACAAGATCACCTGATCTCGCCGAACAAAACCCCAAACCCAGCATAGGAAGTCTGTATGAACCCCGAGGTCGTCCTCGAAACCAGCACCGGAAAGAAGATCACGTTTCAGGAACTCACGCCCGGCGAGATGATGGATGTCATCGAAGCC